TTATTTTTTTATAGGGCTTTCCACTGGCTTCTTGCCCGTATACTTGATAGGAACGCCGGTAAGGACATAGCTATGCGAGCCGTAAAACGGTTCCCACATATAATAATCATTTCTGTCGGTGGACATGTTGATTAGGTCTTCCGCCTTGGGATTTTTGGCCATGGCGTCGTGTTTGGCGTTGATAAAACCGTTATCACCCCACCATACAAACCAAATATTATGGAACGAAGAATGCCCGGTTACTTCCGGGCCGACTACTTCGTATTTTTCTTGAAGTGCCCGTGTTTCTTTCCATTCATTGGTTGCTGTCTGGGCCGCACATCCCGAAATAAAAATTGCTACTGCACCACCCAACACTGTCCAAAAACTCTTACGCATGATTCTTTCTTCTTTTTTATTGAACTGTTTTATCCTCAACTATTTGAGCAATTGAGGATTGTTTTTTAATTTAGAATCCAGATCGCGGATGGCTTCGTTCATGGCTTGTTCCATCAATACTGAGTACGATTTGGCGTCGTGCCCCAGGCGGCAATACAGCCATTGAGTAAGATAATCGTCCCGGTCAAACGAATACTCCCAGATAATTTTCTTGGCTTTGTTTTTGAGCGTTAAATGTAACGCCAGGCGATTCGATGAAGTTCCACAAGGAGCGCCTAAAATCCATAAATATACGCCAGCAAAATCTAATCCGTATGAAAATAACCGACCGTAATAATGGGTTGAAATAATTTTCCCCTCCAGCACTAAATCAGCATTGGCTTTTTCCCCGCCGAAAGTAAAGAAAGCATCTTCAAACAGATTGGACCGTCGCAGGCTGACTGCCGCTGCCTTAGCCAAGTCTTCGGAGGGTGAAAATTCGAATCGATCGATCGAGACAAACCAGCGGGCAGCATCAGGCCGGTCGTAATCGACATAACCGAACGGCATCAACGGCACATATTGCAGAAAGATTGTTCCCATCTGGTTATCATCGTTGCGGCAATCGTCAAAGGGAATAACCGCCACTTTCTGAGGGTGAATTGGCGCGGAATCAAGTTCCACCAATGAATTCATTTTTCCTGGATAAACGAACTTTGCCGTCGTTCCGCACCCAGTAACGAAAGACAGAGATAAACTAATTGCCATTACATAGAATTGAGTAGGAGTAAAAAATTTAAACATGATATTACCCTGTAGATTATTATAATACTGGATAATCTACACACTCAAAACTAAAAGGCAAATATTTTTCTGTAATGTCAATGGTATCTAAATGGAATACATTATTCAGAGATGATGCCCATTTCCTGCTCGCCGCCGGGGGTCTGTATTTTGTACAGACCCTTTTCATTATCGTCAAAAAAATCTTATTTCCAAAAGTTAGGATTTTCTTGTCCCCATATATTTCTTGCATTTTCGAGCAATTTATTGCGGCCATCCAATGTCAAAGATTGCCAAGTCTCAATAAAATCCCGAAGCTGTTGTCGTTCTATGGGGTTGCTGGTAATCCAAATTTGTACAAGATTTTCAAGACTGCCGTCTGTTTTTGAGAGTTTAAGAATCATTGATGCCGTAATTTTACAAGGGTAAACTTCATCATCCCATGTAAGTACTTTAATTGCATGATCGATTTCTTCTGCGGAAAAATATTCTCTTAAGGCCTTTTGCAATTTTTCCCACGTTTCGTTATTAATCCTCCGTATGCCACCGGAAATGTATTTTGTTATGTTTGAGGAAGAAATTTTTGATTTTTGAGAAAAAGCAATTCTTCCGCCAGTCTTATCAGCAGCAGTTTTGATCATTTGTTGCAAATTTTTTGTGATATTCATTGTTTCCCCTCGGTTTAATAAAATAATTCTCATTTACTTTCCAAAAGAATAATACGCTCAAACAATGTTGTCTAGCCAAAAATATTAAAATAAATGAAGAAAAATCAGATTTTAATATTGACTTTCTTATTGTTCTTAATTATTCTTATTATTGTGATTTTTAAAGAAAATAAGGACCTTGGTTTAAAAATGGAACTAAACATTACTGATGCTGCCGCTTATCTGGAACTAAAGAAAGGCACTCTCTATACCTGGATTAGTAAGAAAATTAATCATCTCCCTTACTACAAACGAGGCAAAAAACTGATTTTCAAACAAGATGAACTCGATGCATGGCAAAATGCCAGAACAATTAAAGGAGGTACTTCCACCAAATGAACGAACTACAGAAATTTGATTTTAACGGCCGCCCGGTCAGCATCATCGACCGCGACGGGGAAGCATGGTTTATCGCGAAAGATGTCTGTGACGTGCTGGAAATTTCCAAATATCGTGACGCTGTTGCTCGTCTTGATGAAGATGAAAGGGGGTCGGTATTAGTGGACACCCTTGGTGGTTCCCAAGAAATGGCCGCCATCAATGAATCCGGTCTGTACAAGTTGGTATTTCGCAGTCGCAAGGCAGTTGCCCAAAAGTTTACGAAGTGGGTTACCGCCGAGGTGTTGCCGACCATCCGTAAAAGCGGCGCGTATGTTTCTCCGGCACTGACCACTACCGAATCACTCATTGCTGCGCTGGCTCCGGTGATCCGTGAAAACGAACGTCTTCGCGCTCATGCCGAATTTGCCAAAAACTTTCTTCCAGTTGGCAATCCCGGCGAACTCAACAAAAACGGGCTTCCCAAAAACCAGTATCGCAGAGGGTACTACGTCTCCGGTAATGGAAAATCCGTTTCGGCTTTGATCGAACGCATGGAACAGCCTGGACTGTTTGAAGAAGTTGAACTCAAACAATTGGGAAAATAAAAAAGGCCGAGGCGGAACCCTCGGCCACAACAATAAAGGATAAGGAAATTATACCATGAGTGAAGAAAAAAATCAACTGATTAAGGTAACGGAAACAGTTATCAATGGCGAAACGGTTCAGACCGTCGATGCTCGGGAACTCTGGCAGGGGCTGAAAGTCGGTAGAGATTTTTCCAACTGGATCAAAGATCGCATTGAAAAATACGGTTTTGAGGAAGAAAAGGACTTTTCGCCAAATTTGGCGAAAACCTCCCCCGAGGGTGGACGCCCGGCCATCGACTACACTCTGTCTCTGGATATGGCGAAAGAACTGGCGATGGTGGAGAACAACGAACAGGGCCGCAAAGTCCGCCGCTATTTCATTGAAGTTGAAAAACAGTTCCGGCAAGTTGTTTTGCCTGTCATGCCAAAATTTTCCGCCGACGATATGGACCGTACATTGTTTTATCAGAAGCGCTCTGTTATCAAGATTACATCGTTGGCGGACGTGTTGGGCGTTGACGTGGATTTGTTGCGGCGGGCGGCGCTGCTGATGAAGAAAAACGGAGTTATCCAAGAAGGTATTCATTGTTTTACCGTGAAGGACAACGATTTGCTGCGTCTGCGTTTGGAAGCTCCCAGCCGGGGATTGGGTTTTCTGCCTAAAATGGGTTCGTACATTATTCTCTGGACGGAAGTCGGGGCTCAACTGCTGGCTTCCATTGCCGGACGGACCAGTCGCTTTTTGGGGTTGACCGAATATTTTCACCAGCCACCTTGTCCCGTATTGGCCGGTGAAACGTCGGATATCGGGCATTTAGTTTCGGCGGTCACGAAATTGACCGAAGTGTTCAGCACCTATCTCCAGCAGCAAGGAGCCAGTGCCGCCCGCCCTCTTTCCAGAGGGTTGCCCGCAACTATGTAATTCGCAAGGGCAACCTGGAGATCAGAAAAGCGATGTTGTGCGTCAACTGTCACAAGAACTTTTGCGAGGGCCATCACAAGAACTGCCCGGAATGCCTGGCAACGCGCCCGGAGCGGCAGGCGGAAGCCAAGCGACAGTATCACCGAAAGATGAAAGCGTACAACAAGACAAGCAAATCCGAACGGCAACGCCGGTTCGAAGAATATCAACAACAAGTCAAGGAAGCATTTCACCAATGATCAACACAATTAACCCTATCAGCCAGAATTTCATTACCCAAGCTGACGCCATCCCTGGCTATTCAGCGTCACAATTGCTGAATGACCTTCTGGCAACACAATTGGAGCTTATCACCTATAAACGGGCGTCCGAACTGGCGCACGTCACGCAGACCTATATCTGCCAGCTCTGCCTGTGGGGAAAACTCAAGAAGTACGGTTCCGGCCACCGAGTAAGAGTGAATAAGTTCGAAGTAATTCGTTACTTCACATTGCCCGATGACGGGCAAAAACAATAAAGGAAAGATCACATGGACAATCAAATCAACTGGCGTTTCGATGAATTCAGCAAGGCAATGATGCTCACTGCCGAATCGATGGGAACCGGGAAAATACGAGAAACGGCGATTCAAGTCAATCGCAGAACTCTTGATTTACCGTTTTCCGAACCGATAAAAATTTTTCAGGTTGCTTCATCGGCACAACAAGTTTTAAAAGAGCCGAGTTGTGTAATCCTCGACATGTTAAATCCTGATCTTGGACCTCAGTATGTTTTTCACGACAGCATGGTTGAACCGCTTTTGGCTCTTACCAAATATGCAGAAGGATTCAAAGATTTTTTCCCCGAAGCCGATGGAATAACCATGGCGATTATGTCCAAACTGTCTGACCAGTCAATCAATCTGCGCGAAAAAGTTATTCAGGTGCTTGATCTGATTGCAACAATTGCGATTAGCAAAACTGATAATTTCTATGAGCAATACAAACGTTGCGACTTCAAAACCGGTACAATGGCCCCGGCAGAAACTACCGAACCAGTCTTTGCTGTTACTCCGGTCGATGCATGATTACCACCCATGGAAGCTTTGTCATCGGGCTCAGCTTCATTTACCCACAACAAAGAGAAAGGAAAATCAACTGGAAACGAGCAATAAAAAGGGCTGACAGTGCGGGAACACCGTCAGCCAGTGCCTTAAAACACCTGAACCAAAGATAATTCAAAAGAGAGAAAAAGTCAATGGATAGCAGAATTCAGAAGTATAAAGAACGCCTTGAATGCGTGTTGACGCCGGAAGAATTGCAGCAAAAGGGTCGCGAACTGGCCGAACAGAGCCAGTCGCAGCAGCGTCTCGAAGAAGAAAAGAAGGCCATCGTCAGTGACTTCAAGGCCAAGGGCGATGCTTGTACCAGCGCAATCGGGGTGCTGTCGCTGGCAATCAGTACCCGCCGCGAATACCGGCAGGTTGACTGCGAACTGCGGTACAACGAGCCGCAATCCGGCATGAAGACCCGTATTCGAATGGACACGAAAGAAACCATCCGTTCGGAGCAGATGACCGACGACGAAAAACAAGACCTTTTCATCAACGCCCTCGGCGAACAGAACGAGGAATTTGTTTTTCTCGACCGGCAAACGCTGCCGATCATCTATGAAGTTGCCGACCGGGTGAAGATGGAAGCCGACGGCTGGCTGCTGGCGTTGACCGGAAACGACCGGGAAATGGTCAAAGCCGTATTGGATCATGGATTTGATTATTGCGTCTACAAGTCAGGGATTGCGTTCAGCTTGTATAAAAAAGCCACGTTGAAAATGATCGATACGACGCTGGTGGACGAACAGGGACGCCCCGAAACGATCACCAATGGAAACGGCATTGCGTTCAAATGCGAATACTTCGATGAAATCGACGCATTCGACAAACGGGTTAAAGCACTTGCGGATGCCGGATACAAGCTTCAAACCGATCAGGTCAATTTGAACGATGATTATCACGAAGCTATCGAGGCAGATGTTTTCTTCCCTGACGAAGAATATATCCTGTTGATTCCCGCAACGGGATTGTGGGCAATCTATTTTCTCGAACCCGCCGAACCCGCCGAACCGGCAAAACCCGCCAAGAAAAGCAAGAAAGCCGCGAAAGCGGACAAGGAGTAAGCACCATGCAGTTAATCTCTGGAAAGCGGCTGGAACCGCAAAAAGTCGTCGTCTATGGGCCGGAAGGCATCGGCAAAAGTACGCTGGCGTCGCAATTCCCGTCGCCGGTATTTCTCGACGTCGAAGGCGGAACCGATCATCTGGACGTTCAGCGGTTTCCGAAGCCGAGCACGTACAGCGACATTCTCAAAGCCGTTGACGATCTGGTCACCAGTCCGCATTCGTTTTGCTCGTTGGTAATCGATACCGCGGACTGGGCCGAAAAGCTGATGATCGAATTTCTCTGCAAATGCGAAAACAAAAGCAGCATTGAGGATTTCGGTTACGGCAAAGGATATAAACGTGCCGAAGAAGAATGGATGAAGTTCTTGGGGCGGTTGGATAATCTGCGTCTCAAACGCGGCATGAACATAGTGTTTCTGGCTCATGCGCTGGCGCGGAAATTCGAATTACCGGACCAGGCAGGGGCGTTCGACAAGTACGAAATGAAGCTGACGAAGCTGGTTGCGCCGCGACTCAAGGAATGGTCGGACATGCTGCTGTTTCTGAACTGGCGGACGTATATCCAGAAAGATAAGGAAGGCAAAGAACGGTTGGGCGGCGGCAAGGAACGCATCCTTTACACGACGCACAATGTCACGTTCGACGCCAAAAACCGTCACGGGCTGGCGGAAGAATTGCCGTGTGCGTTCAAGTCGATTGCGGGATGTTTTCCCGGAACTCAAGCAACCGTTGCGGCAAAACCGGCGGACAAGACAGAAAAATCGCCGGAACAGCCGGAAGTCAAACCGCCCCAGTATGCCGTCAAAAATGCCGGGATTGCCCCCAATCCGGAAGCGCCCCGCAGCGATACTGCTTTCAACGCCGAGCTGTACACCATGATGGAAATGTCCGGGATCACCGAAGCTGAACTCAAAGAATACCTGTTGGAAAAAGGCCTTTCGAAAGATCCGGCGCAGGGTATCGACAATCTGGCGGAAAAGTTCGTCAGTCTGATGATTCGGGAAGACAACTGGCAAAAAGTGATGGCGTTCATCAACAAAAAACGTGCGGCAAAAACCGCCACCAAATAAAAAGGGATGTATCATGGCAAACAATGACGGATATGCGTTGACGTGGGAAAGCGAAGTTGAAAATGACAGTCAATTCCAGCTGTTGAATCCCGGCGACGCTGAATTTGAAGTCACTGATTTTCAGCGGGGGACCAATAACAAGTTTGGGTGTCCTCAGGCGGAATTGAAGTTGAAAGTCACCACCGGCGAAGGTTCGACGGTCATCAAAGAAAATCTGATTCTCCATTCGTCGATGGAATGGAAAATCTGCGAATTTCTCCGGGGTATCGGGCAGCGGAAACACGGCGAACGGGTACATCCGAATTGGGCCAAGGTTGTCGGCGCCAAGGGACGCTGCAAGATCAATGTCCGGGAATATGAAAAAGACGGCGAAAAAAGAAAGATCAACGGCGTCGAAAAGTATTACGATGCCGCCGAACCCGCCAAGCCGGAACCGGAACCGAGTTTTTAAACTTCCCTCCATGTGTGGCAGCCGGGAAAGACCGGCATTAACCAAGGAATATTTACCATGACGATGGAATTGGTAAAAGTAACAACGGGGCTGGACAAGCTGTCGCAGATCAGCGATCCGGCCATTCTCTCCAACCTGTACGACCAGTGGAAGGCACTCGAAAAGATCGGGACTGCCCTCGAAAAAAAAGTCAAAGGCATTGCCACCGAGAACAAAGATTGTGGTGACTGGTATTTCGAGGAACAGGGCGGGACGCGGGAAATTACCGACGCCGACCAAGCCGAACTGATTGCGGCAACCGTGATGAGTGCGAAAGAAATCAACAGCTGCAAGACGCTGAATCTGACGGCGCTTGAAAAGACGTTTATTGAACGGGTTTGTCTCCAGTTCGGCTGTTCAAAAGAAGAAGCCAAGTCGGAATTTTCCAAGCGGTTTGAATCGGTTATCAACCAGAAAACCAAGAAAGTGCTCAAGCGTCGGCAACTGTCGCTGAAAGAAGCCATTGACGACGCCACCATCAATCCCGAGTTCTGACCATGGACCTGCGACCGTACCAAACCGAATCGATTACCGCCGTCAGCGACAAGTGGAAACAATTCCGCAAGCTGCTGCTGGTGTTGCCTACCGGGACCGGCAAAACCATTGTCTTTGCCACTCTGGCGGCGCAGGTTGCCGACGCGGGAAAACGGACGCTGATTCTGGCTCACCGGGAAGAGCTGCTCGACCAGGCGCGGGACAAACTATTTCGCGCCACCGGCCAGATTGCCAATCTGGAAAAGGCGGACAGCTCCATTATCGGGAATCTGTTCGCGCAAAACAACATGATTACCGTCGGCAGCGTCCAGACATTGATGCGGCAGACGCGGCTGGAAAAGTTCGGTCATGATTATTTCCAGTACATCATTGTTGACGAAGCCCACCATTGTTTGTCGGACAGCTACCAAAACGTGTTGCAATGGTTTAATCAAGCCAAGGTGCTCGGCGTAACGGCGACGCCGGACCGGGGCGACAAGCGCAATCTCGGCGAATTTTTCGAAGATATCGCCTACGAGTATTCACTGTGTCAGGCCATTGCCGACGGGTATTTGAGCCGGATTTCAGCGGAAACTATTCCGCTGAAAATCGACTTGAGCGGCTGCAAACTCAAGGCCGGCGACTATTCGGCGGATGATTTAGGTTGTGCGCTGGCTCCGTATCTGGATGCCATTGCGGCGGAGATGGCCAAGCGGGTGCTGACCCGCAAGATCATTGTATTTCTGCCGCTGGTGGCGACCAGCAAAGCCATGGTTGAATTGCTCAGTGCACGAGGTTTTCGCGCCTGTCACATTGACGGCGACAGTCCCGACCGCAAAGAGATTCTGACCGACTTTCACAACAACCGGTATAACGTACTGTGCAACTCGATGCTGTTGACGGAAGGATTTGATGAACCCGACGTTGACTGCATCGTCTGCCTCAGACCGACGAAAATTCGGGCGTTGTATGCGCAGATCGTCGGGCGCGGGACTCGGATTGCTCCGGGCAAGAGTGATTGTCTGGTACTCGATTTTCTATGGCATACGGCGCAGCATGACTTGATTCATCCGGCTCACCTGATTGCCAAAGACCAGGCAACGGCGGACGCCATGACCCGCAAGATCGAAGCGGCACAAGGAATGCTCGACCTCGGCGACGTGGAAAAAGAAGTCAACGAGGAAGCCAAGCAACAACGGGAATCGGCGTTGGCTGCTCAACTGGCGGCACAACGCCGGAAGAAAGGTCGGACGCTCGACCCGCTGGCCTTCGCGTTGACGATCAAGGCCGACGAATTGCAGGACTATGAGCCGGTAATGCCGTGGGAATGTCAGCCGCCGTCGGAACGTCAACTGGAAATTCTGTCCCGCTACGGATTTGAAGCCGAACAGATTCCCAACAAGGGCTTCGCCTCGAAGCTGATGGACCGGATTATTTTGCGTTCCAAGATGGAGCTGGCCAGTCCGAAGCAATGCGCGTTGCTCTATCGCTACGGCTACGACGACGCAGCCACGATGTCGTTCAAAGACGCCAAGTCGGCGATAGACGCCATTGCCGCGAACGGCTGGCGCAGACCCGCCGAACCTGAATATGTCTTCTAACTAAGGAAAATTCATTATGATTAAAATGACGATTGACCCCGGCGCAAAAGGCGCATTGTGTTTTCTCGACGGTGACCGCATCGGTTCGACCAAATGCCCGGAAACGATTACCGAACGAGCTTCGCTGATTGTTGATCTGGTCAGTCTGCACGGTTCGGCAAACATCCGCTGCATCATCGAATGCGTTCACGCAATGCCCGGGAATGGTGCGACCGGGATGTTCCACTTCGGTGAAAATTACGGAGCTTGGCGCGGCATTCTTTCCGCGTTGGGCGTTTCCTACATCGAAGTACCGCCGCAGAAATGGCAAAAACTGATCGGCAATCTGCCATCGGAAAAGCACGACCGTAAAGTAGCGCTGAAAGAGTTTTCCCAGCAGCGTTACCCCAACATCAAAGTCACGCTCGACAATGCCGATGCGCTGGCGATGCTGACCGTGTTCGACAAACTCTGGCAATAACCCTTTCCCCGTCGGCTTGTGTTCTTTGAATCTTGTAATGTCCAATAAAGCCGGCGGGGATTTTAACAATTTTGAGGAGTAAATAGCCATGAAAAAGAATTTATCCGATTTGATTAAAACTTTAATTAGCGAAGAAGATGCAATGTTGGGTAATGAGATTTTCGGCGGCAACATTGTCAAACAGGAAAATCACAAAGGGGCATTGCGCATACTGCACTATCTGGAAGCTGAAATTGCTAATGGTCCTCAAGTCTTAGAAGGGGCCGATACCATTTTACGGCTGAAATATGCCATTGACGGTATTCGTACAGCTATTGAGCTTGAACCAAATCCGACGGAACTCATGAAAGAAATTCACAAGTTGTGTGTTGCTGCGCAGGTTTTCCCGGACATAATTAAGTGAAAGGAAATAGACCATGAAATTAGAATCACTTGTTCCTCCACTGGAAGATTGCCAGAAAATCCCGATTGAATGGTTTCCCGACAGCGTGCTGGTGTGGCATTTTTCACAAACAAAAAACATGGGGATATTTGAGCGTGAACCATGGAATGAAAAAGAATCTTATCCAGCCCCGACGCTGGCGGAAATTATGGCAGCATTCAGCGATATATCTCCTGCAATGGGAAGCGGTAACAATATTTCCATCCGCGCAGTCGAAGATGGCACATATGAGGTAGGGCGGTTATGGAGATCACAAGTGGAACGCGACAACAATCCAGCCGCTGCAGCCCTGCGATTACTGTTCAAAATTAAAGAGGTATAGACCATGAGCATCATAGAAATCCACTCAACACCAACTTATCAATCGCTTTCACACAAGTCGAAAGACGAACTGATTTGTCGGTTGTTATTGTCTTACGAAACCGAGAAACGGCTTGAACATAGAATCGTAGAATTGGAAAATGGAATTCGAGAATTTTGTAAAACTCCGTTTGCCGTCACCGTAGTTATTGACAACAAACAGCATTGCACCCCGGTAAATTGGGGCGGCAACCCGGCATTCAAGAGTTTGCGCGAACTTATTAAGGAATAGCCATGAACTTCTTACCTAGAATCATGAAACGAGCAAACGAACTCCGTGCCAGCGAAATTGTTGATGACGGGCGCGATTCGACCAGCGATTTGATCGATAACGCGGCGGTCATGATCGCCATACTCCAGATACGCGGCGACGCCGACCGCAAAGCCGAGGCTGACGCCGAACAACAACGCGAAATCGACCGGCAGAAACGGGTGAAAGAACAGGAAATTGAAAAATGAAGACAGCAGATACAGAGATGGAAACAGTCAAACGGGTTATTGAAATTAATATAGCCGACTGTGACGGCAACGCCATCCATGCCGGGAATGTGTTGCAATCGTTAGAACGCCCCAACGAGCGTGGCGTAGTAATGAGAATTCTCAAGGAAGGCGATAGGGGGTATTCCGCATGTCATATTGGAGACATGGAGATCAAAATCGGGCCAGGAACGACTTGCTTTTCAACTCGCTATAACCAATGGAAGATAATCCCACACAATGAACAGACCTATGAAGAACGCTATGACGCATGGTTTTATAGTGAAGTTGAACCCGATTATGACGAAGAACCGGGCGGCGTTACCCGAGCGGAAGCAGTAGCAATTCAAGGGATCATGGCCCTGTTGCCTGACGATATTGTTGATTGGGATTTTGGCCCGTTTCCTAATCGTCTGGAGAATGCCTTGTCGTTTTTAGTAGCTCATTTGTCATCTATTTCCGATTCCGACAAAAACAAAAAAAGGAAATAAATCATGGGCATTGCCTTTGTTATTGCGACTCTCTCAGTGTCGGCGCTGGCCGTTGCCGCCGTGCGCTGCATTGCTCTGGACTGCCGACACCATCCCGATACAACTCATTGCGCATGTTGCGGTCGCCCGGTTATTCCGCAGACCAGTACCACATTATTGTTCTGTGGAACCGACCGGTTTTGCCAGCCCTGCGCACGTCGAATCATGGAAGGGCTTGAAAAATGAAAGGACATGGAATGCTTTTCTCCGCGCCGATGGTCACTGCTATCGCAGACGGAGTCAAGACGCAGACACGGAGGCCGATTAATCGTTACAATTCGACGTGCGAAACCGCCAAATTTGACAACCTTGATTGGGGCAATGTCATGCAACGGGGTGACATGCTGTCTGTCGCTGGCGGTAATTGCACGTTTCACCAAGTCAAATCGCGTATTCAGCCAGGCGACCGGATTTATGTCAAGGAAACCGGGTGGGAACGTCCGAACCGTACCACAAAGATGATGCGCGACGGGGCCGATACTTGGAAACCGTATTATTTTGATGCCGACGGAATCAGTGAAAATGATCGAGAGTTTTTCAAAGAAAATGGTTTTATCCGTCGCCCATCTATTCTGATGCCGAAAGTCTGCGCTCGGTACTGGCTGGAAGTCGTCAGCGTAAGGCCGGAACAGATACAGAATATCAGCGAGTCGGACGCAAAAGCCGAAGGCGTTAAACCAGTCGTCAGGGATTGCGACAAGCTGGATTATGCTACCGGGTTCTATTGGACATGGGGCGAATGCTACGGCAATACCGTTAACGGTTGGGATGCCAACCCGTGGGTCTGGCGCATCGAATTCAGGAGGGCATAAGTTACAATGAAACGAGTAGTCTGTTATTCCGGTGGCGCAGAATCAGCGCTGGCGGCAATTGAAGTTGTGCGGCGATATGGCAAAGATGATGTTGTGTTGCTGAATCACAATATCAGCCCGGATGCCGAAGATGCCGATATTAAACAATACAAGCTGGACATTGCCAACTATCTCGGATTATCAGTAACGCCGTGCAACGCCGTCGCCCAATCATACGCCAGTCTTGACCCATTGCTCGGCTCTATTGAAAGAATGAAGTTCAAGGGGCCCAACGGCGAATATTGCACTTATTATCTCAAATCTGAACCGTTCAACCTCTGGATTGACCCATTGGTAAGGTGCATGGAAACCAAAGCATTTAAGGTTGGTTGCGGCTCCGAACTTTGTACATCCAGGCTAAAAACTGAACCGTTTGATGCTTGGTTGAAAGATCATTCTGACTTGATTGTTTATTATGGCTTCACACCGGAGGAACAACACCGGGTTGACCGGCGACGGATGATATTGGATAAGCGCGGCATCAAAAGCGACTATCCGTTGCTATGGAACCCCCGGACTATCCATGATACCGCCGAAATCGGCATTCCGAAGCCAAACCATTATAAAATCTGGAAGCACGGCAACTGCATCGGATGTCTGAAAGCCGGATGGCAACATTGGTATTGCGTTTATGTTCACCGGCGTGACCGCTGGGAGCTGGCGAAGTTGGCCGAAGCAACAATCGGCTATGCAATCAATCGTCGCAATGGCGTACCGTGCCGCATAATTGAGCGTGAGGCCGAATTTGAGGATATGCGAAAAGCTGGAGTTCCAGCCACCGAACATATCCCCGCTGGCCAGTTTTGGAGTATGGCGCGAAATGCAATTAATCAACCTGATTTATTTTTAACAGGAGTTTCCAATGAAAAAAAGTAATTGTTGGAAAGACGGCTCGCCCTGCGGCACGTGGGCAAAGGGGGAAAGATGATTAAGCCAACTATTCACAAACACGAATTTGAGGTAGAAGTATGATGACAGATCGGGAAATAGCGTTGTCCGCACTCGAACAGTTGTCGGCAAAACGTTGTGACGACTATAACGACTGGCTGATGGTCGGGATGATTCTACAACACGTCGGCTGCACCGTTCAGGATTGGGACAACTGGAGTCGTAATAGTTCAAAATACAAACCGAAAGTTTGCGAACGCAAATGGAGTTCGTTTCACGGCGACAGCGTTGCCAACGTCAGTGTAGGGACGCTGCTGTCGATGGTAAAAGAAGACGGGGGACACGTCGAAATCAAGCATCGCGTCGAAGACGGTCACCCGTTGACGTGGGAAGACGAAATCGGCCCGTTGCCGGATGTACACTGGACGGAAGACGCCGACGTGCCGCCGCCGTCGAAAGACTGGGATAAAGACTTGTCGCGGTATCTTCGGACATTGTTCAAGCCGGAAGAGATTGTTTCGTACAACATCAAGGCCTGGCAACCGCCGGACAGCGAGAAATGGATTCCGCAGGGGCATGGAACGTATACACAGACTGCCGGGGAACTGATTGCCAAGGTTGAAGCCAAAGACAGCGCCGACGCCGTATATTACGATAAGCCGACACCTGCCGGCGGGTGGATACGGTTCAATCCGGTAGATGGGAAAGGTATCAAGGATGCCAATGTTACCGACTACCGGTACTGTCTGGTTGAATCGGATAACCTGCCGCTGGTACGCCAGATTGCCATTTATCATCAACTTGAACTGCCGATTGCGGCCATGGTCCATAGCGGCGGGAAGTCGGTTCACGCGATTGTCCGCATTGAAGCCGGTACGGACTTTGAAGAATATCGCAAACGTGTTGATTTTCTGTTTGGCGTACTCAAGAAGGCAGGGTTCACGATTGACCGGCAGAACCGTAACCCGTCGCGGTTGTCGCGCTTGCCGGGCATTCTGCGCGGCGAAAACCCGCAATACCTGATGGCAACCAATATCGGCAAACCGTCGTGGGAAGCGTGGAAACAATCGATTGACGAACTCGACGACAATTTGCCCGATATTGAAGATTTGTCCGCTCTGGCTGCGAATCCACCGCCGTTGGCGCAAGAAATTATCCGCGGTGTATTGCGTTGCGGTCACAAGCTGCTGTTTTCCGGTCCCAGCAAGGCGGGGAAAAGCTTCGGGCTTATGGAACTCTGTCTGGCGCTCGGCAACGGTACGGAGTGGCTCGGAATGCCATGTCAGCAAGGCCGGGTGTTGTACGTCAATCTCGAAATCGACCGGCCATCGTCGGTTCAGCGGTTTATCGACATCGCCGGACAACTCCAACTCAAGATCACCAACATCGACGTCTGGAACTTGCGCGGCAAAGCATGTCCATTGAACGAACTGGCTCCGCGCCTGGTGCGCCGGATGCGCAACAAGAACTATCTGGCCGTCATCATCGACCCGCTCTATAAAATCTTGACCGGCGACGAAAACAGCGCCGCCGATATGACGTATTTTTGTAACCAACTCGACTATGTGGCTGTTGAAACCAAGACAGCCGTCATTTTTGCCAGTCATTTCAGCAAAGGCGCTCAGGGTGGAAAACGATCAATTGACCGCACGTCGGGTTCCGGTGTGTTTGGCCGCGATCCTGACGCTGTCATGACGATGACCGAACTGGACACGCCGGACGGCGATGCTTATCGCATTGAGTTCACGTTACGCGAATTTGCCGCCCCTGAACCGATCAGCGTCAAGTTCCGCTATCCTGTCCACGTTCTCGACGAATCATTGTCCGGGGCAAAGACGGTAGGCGACGACGGGAAAACCGGAGCCGGACGAAAACCCCGTATTTCCGACGAAGACATCAAGCAGGCCATTGAACTTCGCATGGGATTTGATGAAACGAACCATTGTACACTCGAATCTCTGGAATCGTATTTTGATGAAAAAATCAAAGTCAGAGGATTGCGCTACCGAATTATCAAAATGAAGTCGGAATACATCATTGACAACAATGAAGTGGTGAGAATATAAGACAAAATAATTTGGTATTTTAAAATTCATTAAATTCGGGAATGGCGGAATCGCACCTTTTAGCATTAGCATGAGCCAAAACAAGACCAGCAGGTGTAATTGAAAATAGCGAAGGAATACATTCCCACCATTCCCTTAGCTTTTTTAAATTTTTTCTTTTATCCCATTCAATTATAAATTGCGAAATGACTTTTTCTTCTTGTATAGGATCTTTGTCGTAAAGTGAAAAAATATTTTTTATAACATTCTTTTGCTTTTCTGTGAATGGAATAGATTGCATAATTAATTTATTATCAGATGAAACGTGAGGGGTGTTTATTCTAAGTGAGTCAAGGGTATTAAAATTACTAATTGGAATTCTAACATAACCATTATTAAGTTCATGGGGAACCAATATTCGTAACCCAACAGTTTCTAAAAGTTCAACTGCCTTGTTATAATTTTCTGAACCCTGTTTTAGTCCAACAGCAGTATAGCCGAAAAATTGTTCTGAATAGTATTGTTTAAATTTTTTTAACTTACCAAATGAATTAATTCTGATTGCATTGAGTAAGTCCAAATGTTCAAGCCAATTATTTCCTGTTGGTAAATCTCCATACATTAATTTCCCAAACAGATTATCAAGCACATCAAGACCTGCATAAACATTTCCTAAAACAGGAGATACGCGCATTACAGCCGACGTAATAGTTAATCCAAGTAGCGCGTCATCTGAAATTTCACTAACAATGGATACGGCATGATTAATTCCAGCTCGTACTCCCCTGATCTTTCCTTTTTGAAATCGACGAATCAACAATTCCGACAATAAATCATAATCTTTCGGACGTTCTGTTTCAGCCGCAGTTATTTGTGCATTTTTGAGCAATATTTGAAAACCAGGATCAGCAAAAGCATTTAATGCACCGTCAATTTTGGTCATTCTAGTCATCAACTGATTTTCAAACTTATTGATACGATTGTTTGCAATTTCACACGCTTCCTGGGTAAAATCTCTTTTTGCAATTTTAAAATTTTCTTGATAAATTTCTCGTGCCCGCTTCTCATCGATTCCTTGTTCAATGTTTACAAATTGGTATTGCGTTGCATTATTACCTGCCTTTTGCGATTGTTCGTTAATATAATCTTGATTTTTCTGTTGATTTGGAGTTAAATTATTTCTGACAATTTGAGATTGTTCCGGACTATTAACTTTGTTGTTGTCGTTAGTTTTATCATTGTTATTTATAATGTGCATATTTCCTGTTTGTTGTTGTGTTACATTGTTACCTGCTTTTTGTTTTTGGATAAGAGATTTTTTTATTACTCCTAATTTATAGCCACAAAAAACACCAACAAATGCAGCAATTAATGCACCGCCAATGCCATCAAATACCCATTTCCAATCCATAGTCTGCCTTGTTTTATTTTTTTTAGTAGATGATTAACTATTTTTATGTGGTTTATGTTATTTACGTAATCAAACGAAGGATGGCGACATGCTTTTGTACGCCATCCTTCTGTTGTCTTATTTGGTGACAGCCTTGATGGCGACAACAAACACCATTAAAGCCAAAACGTCAAAACCAGTCATGATTTTGCCTTTCCACTTCACAAAAAATGAAAAATGAAATGTTGATTTTTTTTATCACGAGGCCTTGAAAGGATTCAAGAAGAACGATATCTTTTGCATATACCACATATGCTTTGCCTCGGCAGAGCTACCCGTAATTTACTTTGCTGAGTAAATTACGGGTTCATTTTTTTTGTTCTGCGATATTATTATAATAATACATAATGTTTACTCATCAAACCGAAAAACCACAAGATATTGTGTTTTTTTTGATTATTATTGTATCTGTTCCAACTATAACCAGTTGTGGTGACTATGATGAAAATTTGGCATAAAAAAAGCGTTGAACCTATAACTGTATAACATAATACTTTTAACCGGTGAGATGATATGATATTTTTAACCGGTGAGCTATTCAAAACGATTGTTGTCGGATAGTTAAAAAAAAGAAATAAAAAAGCCGTGTCTGAAATGATTCAGGCACGGCTTTGCTTTATTAATAAATCGTTACTTTACTTTTTAGTCTTTTGCGCTTTCCGGTACTCCCACGGAGGCGTCGGGTTTGCGTCGGCCCATAAACCGAGCTTGGCGCTTTTGGCGTCATCTTGGGCCGCTTGGTAGGCCGGTTTGTCGGCGGCTTTGAGATAGGCTACGTACGCCCAGGCATAGCCTGTTTTGACCATTTCAAGATTGACGTTCTTACCGTCTACCATAATTACCCCGTCCACACGCTGGGGATGCACGTCTTTGCCGGTGATTTCCACCGTAACCGACTTGTTGAGTATCAATCCGGCTAGATATGCACCGGATTCCTTGCCGTAGGGTTGATTTAACTTCGGCAGCGTATATTCCGGCGCATCAATGCCGTACAACCGGACAATATAGATTTGCCCGTCCGCAGCTTTGACCTTACACGTATCGCCGTCGTGGGATTCGAAGACCGTGCCGGTAATTTGGCTAGAAACAGCCGAAAAGGTCACCTTATTAGTGCTGGGGGCGCTAATGGTCGTTTGGTGAGCGATGATGTATTGTGCCAACGCCTGTGCGATTGGGTTATTCGTATCACCGGTAAAACTGATGGTATCGGTTGTTCCGCTGATCGAGATAGCAGACACCTTATCATATTTCTTCCAAACGAAAGACGCCGCCCCATTTGCTACTCCGGCATCCGACGCCCCGTTGTTGTCATGATTGATGTAACCGAGGCGCACGGATGGAATGTATTCCGATTGGTTATACGCAACCTCAATACCAAGCACGGTTGTATGATTGGACCAGTTTTTACAGCCGGGCAACATCAGCGCCAATGCCGCAACCATTCCGATAATAACGAGTTTTTTCATTTTACTCCTTATTTCCCGGACCGGGATTGCTCCCGGCCCGGATGGTGTCAGTTGCCGAGTTCTTCGTTAGTCAGCACGGCCAGGAACATCACCCTGACCGGGTTTGCCAACTGTTTGCGCGGAATGTAGCAATAACCCTTGAATCCGTTCGGGGTAGTCGTACCCCATTCCGGTCCCCAGCTGTTGCAATCCTGATAATAATCGGCGGAATTGATGACATGTTTTCCGTCGATCACTGTCATATGCCCGCCGATCACGTCGCCGGGATCGTCCGGAATAATCCCGGTTTTCGCCACTTCTTCCGACTCCCACGCTTCGCCGATCTGCATCCCCAGCATGACCGAATACCCGGCGGCAAGCGCCTGGTCGATAATGGCCGGAGCTGTCAGACCGGGCATGATGTAATACTTTTTGAGCGTCTGGTTTTTCTGGCCGATTGCCAGCACGTCGTCGGACGGCATCGCCCACGCCACATCGTCGGCGTCAGTATCGGCGGGATACGGAAAATCGCTTTCCGCGACCATGCCATACTTAATCATGGCTTCAATGGTTGCCGGACCGGTCGCGCCGTCTTCATGTTCCGCATAACCGCCGTCCAAGACTTTCGTCATAATGGCGTTGAAACGCGGCGAATATTCCACCAGTTCGCCGGTCAATTTGTGCCGGAGCGACTGAGCGCAGCCGAACGCGCCGTGACCATAACACCACTGACGCTGGCTCTGATTGCGGGCGTCGCGAATACTGAGGTCGATTTCCCGGCTGACCGGTCCGCGAATGCAGAGCTTGGCAGGATTGAGCAGCGGCGCATTGGGATCATGTACATGAGGCAACAGGCCGCACGCGTGTTTCCGGGCGGGAACGCTGACATTGGCAATCCAACTGTCATACTTTGCCAGGATGTCGGTTTCAGTGTCGGAACTGATTTTGCCGCTGGCTACCAGTTTGTCAAGAATTTTGACCAGCAATTTCCGCGCCAGCGGAGCGCCATAGGTAATCAGCAGTTGCTTGGCCAGCGCTTCCAACACTTCTTTTTCGGTGTCTGTGAGCGTAATTCCAAGCCGGTCGTGATGAGCAAGCAGGTGTTTTGCCATTTCTTCAACTTTCGACGTATCAATCATAATACTACTCCTTTTGCCCGATCCGGGCGTTATTTGAGATACGATTTAAACCCCATTGCCAACATTCCGATCAAGGCGGTGACAACTACCGTAATCGCGGTCACGAAGGCAATTTTTTTGCCGGTTTTCCAATTGCTGGCCAGTGCATTTACCATGGCTACGGCATCCGGCGTCAACCCCAGCGGACACGAATGTTCTTGCCGCTTGGCCACGGCGTCGGCAATCCGTTCCACGTCGTTGTCAGATAGCATGATTACGCCTCGCTTTCGGTCGGCGTATCGTCTATCCACGCCGACCAGCCGAAGTCTTCACACGCGTCATAAATTTCCCGCGCCCGGAGATAGTAACAGGCCTTGCGTACCGGCTCCCGCCACCAGCTCAACTCTGCATTAATCAGCTTTTTACAGTTGTCATAGAGCCGCTGATTGGCGGCATCGAATCCGGCGCGAGTCCGATCGGCAAACTGGTATTCGACATCGTGAATCAGAAAGGCCGGTTCGAAAAACTCCAGAAGATCGGTCAGAACATTGCGCATGGCTTCCGGCATCCAGTCGGGGCCGCAGCCGTTGTAAATCTGTTGTAACTGCGCATCCGTTTGCTGTTTAAAAATGTCGGGTTCGTCGAGCCCGACCATCTGCGCCAGCGCTCGCAGCCCGGCAATTTTTTCGATACTGTCCATATCCATTCCTCTTTTTTATGAAGCCAAACTTTGCAATTTATTCCAGTACCATTCCAGAGCGGAACAGTCGGTGGCGCTCATGCCGGTTGTGCCGTCGCTGGCCGTACATGCCATACATTTTGTCAAGGCGGTTTCTTCCGTGTCACTGTCCGGATCGAGATTCAGACCGGTATATTTGGTGTTCAGCGTTGTCACATAAGTGGCAAATGTCGTTTTCAAGGTTGCCAACTGCGTCGCTTTTGCAGTCGCGGCGGCTTCGGCGGCCGCCTTGGCGTCGGTATCGATGGTCCAGCTTGCCGTTGTCGCGTCCCAACCGGTTGCATAAGCCGGTTTCGTCGGGGCGTTGATCGGATTGCCGTTGGCGTCCGGGTGGATTTCATACCCTGCTGCTTGCTGTGTAAGCAGAGTGTTGTAGGTCGTTTCGGACACCGCCACAGCATCGGCGGGGATGGTTGCGTTTTCATCGCTGAAGTAAAAGCCCCCGGTGCTGGCGCTGTAGTAAATCACGCGGGTTTTAATCGTCGTTTCAATCATATCACTCATGGTAATCGTCTCCTGTTAATAACCAATAGCAATCCAATAAAGTCCATATGTTTCTGTTCCAGACGACGTACAGCCGGAATAGAATTGCGCAGACGCCGTAGTGACAGCTTTAACCCCTGGAATCGTGTCGAATCCGCTGGCGGCGCTGGCGCTGGTAATCATAGTTGCAGAAACATTAAGCACGGCAGTTGGAAATGTGATTGGAAACGTGATCGTTCCAAAATCATATTCCTGATCATGGGAAGCCACCGCAATTGTCCCCCATTGCACAATCAGGCCGTTGGGTAACTTGGTATATCCGTTGGCGGATTTTGAACAGGCAAACCCGAGACTGGCGGTCGAATCGGAGATCATCGCCATGTTGTTGCCGACCGTATTCAGCCCCGGCGAATACGATGTGTTTACAGACGCAAAAGTGTTGTTGGCAGAAGCCGTATAATTGAACTCAATGCGTGATATACCATCGGCATAGATGCCGACAGTTGCATTAGTTATCGCAATACTACCATAGTCATTCCATGCACTTCCACGTTGTACACATATACCATACGTACACGTTGTAGTATTAGTAATGGAAATAGCGGCTCCAGACGTAACGCTGGATTGTGTTATTACATTAATACCATACCCACAGTCAATTACAGTGATTGCGTTGTATATATTGATTTGTTTTGACTCATCCAGACGTATGCCTTTAGTCCAATACTTGACTGCCACATTACGGATATAATAATTGTAACAATTGAGCAATTGGAGTCCCATGCTGCCATCGGTGGGATTTGAGGTAGTAGACGTTGCGCTGCCATGGATTAATGTCAGCCCGGAAATTGTGCCGCCGGTCTGGTGCATTAACTTAATGCCTTCCGTCCCTGCAAAATACAACGTCGTGGTATCCAATCCGGCCCCGGTAACGTTGACAATCACGTCGGCCTGGCTCAACTCAATAACCTGCACTCCCAGCGTGTACGTCCCCGCCAACACGTTAATGGTGATGACTGCGCCGCGCACATAGCGGTACAGCCGAGCCTTATCGACCGCCGCGTTGATTGATGCGTAAGGGCTGGTGCTGCTGCCGTCGCCGGTACTATCCGACCCCGACGCGCTGACATACAAAATCAACCCAGTGATCGGACTTCCCGCCAGCGCGGCGGATTGGGCCGATGCCGTAGCGGACGCCGCCGCGTTAGTTTCCGACGTTTTTGCGCCCGACTCGGCTTCCACCGCATTGGCAACCGACTCTTTGAGCTGGGTAATGTATGTGTCGGGAACGACTGTCGAATCGACCGGAATTTTAACACAACGGTCAAGTTCTTCTTTCTGCTGTTGGTGCATCATCGTCAACCGGTCGAAGACTTTTTCCAGCACTTCCGGATAGAATGCCTCATTGTTGGTCAGGTCGGTTTCCTGCACCAGATCGAGCGACCGCAAAACAGTCACAATGGCCCCCGATGCCGGGGCGGTAACGAAGACAACCGTATCGTTGAAAATGCTGTAATGAGTTCCCTCGGTTTTTAATACCGCATTGACATATACCAACACATCGGAATTGTCCGGGTAGTCAAACGGAATTGGAAAAGACGTTACCGTTCCGTCGCCGGTGTAAAGTTTTTTGGATACCGTGCTTGCTATGGTCATGTTTCAATCACTCCTCCATTCATGAGATTTTTATACGTGATGAACGTTTTAAAAGCGAATCAATCCCCGACTATTTGGCGTCTTCGTCACCGGCATAACGTTTATACGCTTTTTTTATCCGTTTGAACGCCGTCACCACCGGAACGCCGGTGGTTGCCGACGCCGCTTCCGCGATGTTCGACGCCGCTTTCAGCCATTTGTCGCTTCGTTTGTCGGTATCGTCTTCCCGCATGGCCGACAACGCTCCATTGTTGATAATCAACTCAGCCGGACGCAAAAGATCGGTTTGCGCTCCTTTCCCGGCGTTGAGATCATGCCCGGTTGCCAAATACGCCAACGTATCCGGAACCACATCGCGGATAATCGGAATCCCCTGAACCGGGAACCCGGCGGCTTCGTTGACCAGCGTTGCCCAGCCGATTTGTTTTTTCTTGTCGTCATCACTGCCGAGGAATGCCAGAGCGCCGCCGGAGATTGCCCGTAACATGCCGGAATAGATGGCCGGCGCAACCGTTTCCATCATCAAGAAATACGCGTACTGCGTCGGCGTGATTTGTCCCCGGCGAAAGGCGGTATAAGCGGACCCGTGCCGGTTGCCGTAGGCGCTGACCGCCGAGAAGAACATTGCGCAGTATTTTATGAACGGTTTAAGCTGAATTGCGGTCATATCGACGTTACGCCCGGAACCCTGCGTCAACGCAATCAACTTGTCGGCGGCGGCAATCGCGTCGTTCCGGGACCCGCCTTCGTCCAATTTTTTGCGATACATCGCCAACCAGACCGGACAACTGGCTACCGAGTCCATAACGCGAATCCCGATAAACCCGAATTCGCGGACATCGTTCCAGCGCCGCCGCCATGCTTTATCGGTGATTTTGTTCAGCGCATACCGAATATCCCGATCCGCGCCCTTCTGCCGGTCCTTCATGAAGATCGACATCCGGTTGATTTCGCGGAACGTCTGCATCGGAGCGGACATAAATTCTTTCTGCGCCGCGATGAACCGGTCAAGCCCGACCGTCGTTATCCCCTGCGTAAAACTGGCGTGCTGCATTGCCGCCGAACCAACATTGCCCCACAAACCCGTTGACACCGTAATGCCGTGCAACATGGTTTCCCATTTGTCCATTTCCGCCCGGCGGGGATTGACGCAGTTGCCGACCAGCTTTTTCATGGTGTCCAACCCGTCGTCGCCGAACACGGTTTTCCACGCGTCCAGCCATTGCCGGTTGTTCATGATTGCGCCGAGTTCCCGCGCCGCCATCTTGTACGCCGAATAGTGCGCCGATTCGTAGGTGGACCGATACCACGCGTTGAAATCCAGCAATACCGGTTTGCCGGTCTGCGCCTGACGTTCTTTGCCTAATCCGCCGTCGGGCGAACGGACCACGGCAACGCCGCTTCGCTGCATATTTAATTCGGCTTGTTCCTTGGCCGCCGTCACCGGGTCGATTCTGCCGTCATAAACCAAGTGGTAATAACCGCCCCGAACCGGCAGTTCGGAACCGTCGGCCAGTTTGACCGTAAACGGGGTCGCCGGAATTTCCTTCAAGTTGACATAGTTGGCTTGCTTGAAAACGTCCGCATAGGCCGGACGCAGAACTTTATCCCAGGCGTCCCAAATACCCTGTATCGCCTGCCAGTCTTCTTTGCGGTCAAACTTGGCAAGCAACTGGTCAATGGCTTCCGGCGGCAAATCGGCGTACCCCTGCGACAGCTTTTTCCGGTTGTCGGCATTGCCGCAGTTCAGCGCCACCGACAAGAGCATATTAAAGTCCCAATACGATTGCCGATGTTCCTGAATCTCTTTCGGAACCGACGGCATCCGGTCGGTAATTCGTTCCGGGAATTCCTTGCGCCGCTGTTCCAGATAGTTCAAATGCGGTTCGGCCTCTTTCATGACTTGGGTAATCAGTCCTTTTTCGCGGGTGTCGCACGCCGACAGCCGGTCGTAGAACACTCGTTCCGCCGTCCCGGATTCATGTTCCTGCAAGGCGTTGACCGACCCGTCGGCTTCCACGCAGAGATTGCGGATGTTTTTGTTCAGCAACTTCAAATCGTGGTATTCCAGTTCCGCCCATTCCCTGAACGTTTCTTTTTTCTGCGGAACTTTCGGCAACGTGTTCAACGTGTCCGTCATCGCTTTTATATTGGCCGCCGTCGTCCCGGCGCGGTCGGTTTCCGCCTGTTTGACAATGTTCCGCCCCGCCTGATTCAAAAACTGCAACACATCGGACAGCGCCCGAAAATCTTCCACCGTCAAATCCCGGTACGTGACCGGTTCGCCGAACGTATTCCGGTTCCGGGGCAGATCGTCCGCCGAAAAATCGCAGTCGAAATGGTCCAGCAACGACTGCAATTCGTGGAACGAGCTTTCCACCGCCGGGGACCGCTGCGTAATGCCGTATTCCAACGCCAACTGCTGAACCCAATGCAGACAATCGCCCTGAACGCGAGACTTGCCGCCGCTTTCCGGCTTGTACTTAACCAGTTTGTTGGTCTGCCGCAGGGTGTCGGCCATTTCCCGCTGAACCGTGTGCATTTCCTGCACCAGCGCCAACTGCATCCGAGCGGTCAGCGCCGGTTGCCAGGCGGCGTTATAATCGCCTTTAGTCATCGCCTGCATGGCTTCGCGGCTGTTCCGACGAATGGCCCCGAGCGTCAAATCGCTGCGCCCGACATCCGATACCCGCATCTTGTCCACCCGGTCGGCAATCACCTGCCGATAAGCAGCCTGATCGGCCTTGGCTTCCGGTTTGCCGATTTTGGACCGCAACGCCGCCAGCAGATTATCCATTTCCGCCAACAACGATTTTGAGTTCAACGCATATTCCGACGTCGGAAAGTTATCTTCCAGTTCCCGCAACCGCTGTTCAAGATACATCCGCTTGAATTGCGTCGGATTCGGATTGTCCAACAAATCCTTGACCATCGCGTCGGCGGAGTTGTACCCATGTTCGACCGCCAGTTCGGTCACATTGGTGTTGGCATCGAGTTTCAGGTCATCCTGCGCCAACTTTTCATAGTATTCTTTTTCGTCCCGGCGCATTTGATAAAATTGTGTCCACAAATCCCCGAGCCGGCGATTGCGCAGATGTTCGACCAGACTTTCTTCGCTGATCGTGGAATCGTTCAACATGTCCGCCAGTTCCCGCGCCGCCACGTCCGAAGCCATCCCGCCGTTTTTATCCATGAACGAGCCGTATTCGCCATCCCGGACGCCGAATTTGGCGTCCGGCTTGATTTTGCCGTAGTTATTGCCGCGAATCGCCCAAGCCAGCGGGTCCGTCTGGTATAGCCATTCGTCGAACGCCGCCCCGAATTCCTTGGTTTTCACCGCAACATCATGCCGATTCTGGACGTCGTTAAACGTTTCGCCGGAACGTTCCGCCCTCGGCTTCCGGGCAATCGCGCCCCGCGCCCGCAACGCATTGACGGTATCCTGTCCGTACAACGCTTTCACGGTGTCCCGGTCAAGCCGACCGGCAGTCGTCAAATGGTTCCACAGCCGATAGACCGGAATGCCGCGCATGACGGTTTCGGCTTCCCGTCCCGCCGCCGCCCGGACTTTTTCGTAACGCCGGGCTTTTTCCGCGTCAATATCATCGGCCACCTGTTGCTTGCGGGCGTCGATATGATCGGCGGCGGCCTTCCGGTCGGCGGAAGTCAACCCCTGCAAGTCGGCGGTTTCCAACATTTTCAACGCCTCATTGCCGGTCATTTCATTGACCGACTGGCGGTCGGACATCAACATGCGGTCGAATACCGCCTTGATTTCGTTCGTCACCGGGGCGTCGGCAAAATAATCTTTCCGAATGGCGGCATAGATTTTCAGCATGATGTCTTTGATCGTGCGGAACAACTGCCGCAGAACCGGCGTCGGAGCTTCCCCCTTGCGCAGATAATTTTCAAACGCTTTCGGCAACCGTTCCGGGTCATTCTGTTTGTAGTCGTCAATGGCCCGGATATCCGCCAACAACTGCGGGTCGTCGATTTGCCCGGACAGCCGATGATAAAGGTCGTCAAAAAAGTGCATTGTTTCGTGCGACAGAGTGGAAAAGTCCGCCGACTCGAACAGCGAGATTACCCCGGTCACCGGGTCGTAAGCGCCTTTTTTTGTCGATTCGACGCTCTGAAACAACGGCTTGACATTTTTCAGAGAAGGCGGTATACTTTTAGCGACGTCGGAAAGCGAGGCAGCATCGCCACTTAAACTCCCGGCTGTCGCAGTTCCGGATGATGACTGTCCGCTACTTGCTTCTCTTTCCCAAATAACCTTAAATCCATTCCGGCGACTGGCATATTTATCCACAAATTGCGTTATTAATCCATGATCATAACTATGTTGTCCGACAATTTTACCATCTGGAGTAACAATAACAACATGGATTCCGCCATCGCCATATGACCGCACATAAGCGTAATTACCGTTTTGTGGGTCTTCCAACTTTGCCTGCGCCAAAGTAAGTGTTTCCGGGACACGAGGCAACCATTTTATTTTTTCAAGTTGATACTCATTACGACTCTTGTTGTGGGGATCTTCCGACTTAATTAGATGTAAAAAACGTTCAGTTAGTGAATTGTTTTCGGGATTTTTCACAAGAATATTTTTACCATCGGCGGCAACTACTTGATCAGGAAAGTCGTTAAACATCCGTCCCAGTTCCGGTAATATTTCAGAAACCGCACGATATTTTTTGGTAAACAATGGGACAGTTCCGTTTTCTTCCGGCAATGCTGTCCGAATTTGACTGAATAAATCGCCGACAGCCTGAAATGGAACATCACCGGGCTGTTCCCGCATGAAGTCGTCGTACTTGATGTTGCGGACTTTGACCTGATTCAATAAATCCAGCGGCGACATCCCCGACCGACCGGCAAACGTCCGAATCAGATTGTCGGTCAACGCAATCCCGGCTTTCTGTTCTTTGCGGGACAAGGTGGAATCTTTCAACGGAGCCGCCCAATTTTCCAGCGCCGTCGCGTATTCGCGGTCATCGTTCACTGTCTGTTCCAGCCGTTGAATATCTTCCGGCTTCGGAACCAGATCATCCGCCGCTTGTTCCGGATTAAACTCATTCAACGTGATGCCGCCGGGGCGATTGCGGGCCAGATCAAGCAATTGCGTAAACCGTTCTTTATCGGCAACCTTTGAAGTAACCCGCGACAACGGAAGTTCAATATCGCCGTTGTCCGCCGCCCGCTGATTCAGCTTTTCCAGTTCGCCGTCGGTCAGTGCCAGATCGGACACCAGTTCCGGCTGTTGTTGAAAAAGTACCTGCGCTTCTTTGGCGCCCAACGTAATTTTGGCATCCGGTCCCAAGGCATGATTCAAGAAATCCTGTGCCATTGTCACCGACTCCGCCGGCTGATTGTTCGGGTGAAGTTGGTCATGAATGGCAAGAATGGCATCGCGTTGCCGGGCCATCCGCCGCAACGAAGCCAAAGTATAAGCCGTATTCGGAATATTGAAACCCATGGATTGCGCCGCCACCGTCGCCGCCGTAATGCCGCGTTCGTGCCAACTCATCAACGGCGCATCGGTCCCGATGCTGGACAACGCTTTAATATCGGTCATTTCGCCGACCTGTGTTGCGCCGTAATTCAAAAAATGCGCCAGTTCCATTTTCGCCATATTGCCGAAAAAGCCGTCGAACTTAGCCGCGCCCTGCAAGTCTCCGCTCAACGCCTGCGCCGAAGCAATTCCGGCGGCAATCTTGGGATGTTCCACGGCATACGCGGCGAACGCCTGGCCGACCTTTTCTTTGTACGCCTTGGGAATCAGGCCGGTTGCTTTGGCCGTGGTCAATCCCAGCGCTTCGCCGGAACCCATGGCCGCATTCATCAAATAGGTTTCGACCGTGTGTTTGACGACCGCTTCGCCCAGCGACAAGCCGTTATCCTGCAACGCCAACCGGAAATCGCCGTTCTGCTCCGGCGTCAGCGTCGGCACGTTGAACTCAGATTGAACCCCTTCGGCAATATTGCCGGAAAAAGCCGGAAGCCGGGTTGCTTCCCCGGTGAGCGCCCCGACCAACTTGTGCCAGAAGCCCGGTTTTCCCACCGTGGCGGTGACCGCTGTTTTACCCAGCGCAGCCAACCCGTCCGACATGGCGAATTCCGCCATATACGGCAAACTGTCGGCAATTCCCTGCGCGACCTCTTTGGAAGTAGACGAACCGACGGCATCGGCAAACAACTGATTCAACCGCAACGTGGTATCCCGGATATCCGCAGCCGACGCGCCGTAATTGGTTTCATCCATTCGCCGTTCCATCCGGTCGAGTTTATCCAGCGCCCACAAAGCCATATGCGGCATCTGTAAATCTTTCAGCGTTTTTTTGCTGAAATCGGCGGGAACCAAATCGGAAAAATCTTCGCCCGCCTCCTGGCCGGCGGCATCGATGGCGGCACGGTTGTATTCCTGCGGATTGGTATCCCAATTCTGCCGCCATGCCGAATCGGTACGGTCGAGATACGAGATTACTTTAAATTTCCGCAACGTGGACTGATAGACTTTTTCCTGTTCGGTCAATGCCGCTTGAATATCGGCTTTTTTCGCGGCGGCATCGGAACCGGGCGCATAAGCCACATCCGGTCCCAACTGTGACAACGCCGCCAGATGGTCCCAAAAACCATCCAACTTGCGCTCGGTATTGCTTTTCGTCCAATCCGGGACGACCGGTTGCAAAAATTTTTCACCGGGATAGTTCGGATTGACATAACTAACCATATCGTCCGGCGACGGCACATAACCGGCCTTTAGTAAATCCCGCTGATACTGCGGATTATCGGGCCGGTACGCATCGCCGTACACATTCCGGCGCACATCGGCTTCCACCTGGCTACTCGGCCACGATACAACCCGAAAAGGCAGGCCATCGCGGGCCGCTTGATTCAACCGGTCCAGTTGTTCCGGTTGACGGTAAACCCCCGCTCTAAGGGGGTCCCCGGCCAAAAATAACGCGGTTTCCGATTCCAGTTCCGGACGCGGGTCGGATAACTTGGACAATTGACCATTATCCGCCGCCGCCACCAACGCCGGATTCAATTTTAGTTTAGCCGCCAGATCGTACTTCGCGCCGAGTTCGTCGGACGTGTTCAACCCCGCGACGTTCAGGTTGATATTGGCCTGCTGCCGAATTTCATTTGCAATATCATTATCGCCGGTTGCGGGCGGCGTCATGGCTTCAATAAACGGGTCCATTATTTCATCTCCTGTTGCTGGGAAGCGCCATATGGTTTGAATACTCCGGATTGCTGGTCACGATAAAAACCGGTCAACATGGCAAAACGCTCCAAGGTTTCGGGACCGGGAGACGGCTTCATCCATCCCGGCAACCGTCCGGCATTCTGCATATCGGTCCGCCGGGCTTGATAGCGGGCCAGCATGTCGCTGTTGGTCATGTAGAGATCCGGGGCATTTTTTGCCGTAGTACTGTTCTGAGTTGCCTCGCCTAGAGTTTGAACAGAAAAAGCCGGATCGGAAGTACCATAGCCGAGGCCAGCTCTCACTCCCCACCAAAAACTATTGCCAAAAGACGGTTGACTAATCTTGTCCATCAGCAACCGGGAAATATTCTGCTTCAACCATTGGTCATCCGGGGTTTTATTGGCCGGCAGCATTAACTGCAACTGTTCGGTAATACCGGGAACCACGTCCGTACCCTGTTTTCCCTTGGCTGTACCATAGCCGAAACTCTGCATAATCCGATTGACTTCCACCGGGTTGACCCGGCTGTCTTTTTTAGCATAAAAATCCTGCGCTTTTGTCTGAAACGATTTATCCAGCCCCAACTGCGAACAGGCCACCGCCACATCATCCGAATTGTTCAACTGCATTGACGTACCGCCGATATCAATCGACCCGGTGTACATGGCGGTTTTCAACCGGTCAAGCGCCTGATACTGCGCCGCTTGCCCGGAGGGAGAATTCAAATAGGCGTTTTGCTGCGCATTCATTTCACGGGCTGCCGTTGCTGTTCTGGCCATGCGGTTTTGTAACGCCTTTTGCGCCAGCTCTGCAATAATCGGGTCAGTTTCTTTGGCTGCAATATTAGCGGCGTCCGTATCACTCGGAGCCGTCATAATTCCCAGCGTAACGGTTTTAATGGCATTTTGCTTATGCGCATTGCAAGTGGATCCAAAATCACTGCAACGAACTTTAAAAAGTTGACGAATATTTTCATAACGCGGGTCATCGGCATATTTCTTTTCAATATCATCCAATCCCGATTGCATTTTATCTGCCAAATTATCCCCGTAAGGATGAAGCCCAGGGCGAATAGCATTAAACTCGGTATCTGCGGCATTGGAAGAAAAAACATGATCGACGCTTTTTTTTAATTTGTCTTCAATGGCAGTTTTGTATTCCGGCAACATTTCGTTCTGGTGAGCATCGAAATATTGCTGAGCGGCGGTAACATTGTCCTGTGCCAGATAGCTATCAACGATACCTTTCCGAATTTGACTATTCAGATCGGATTTCCGAAGGTCATAGACTTCCTGCGGCAATCCCTGTTGGCGACACGACGACACCAGCGCCGTATCCAACCGCTTGAAATAGTCGTCGGCATGGGCGGGATCGCCGATTGCCATCTGTTTATTGGTGGCAATCAATGCTTCGGACGCGTCCAGATTACCTTTTTGAGTTTGCGCAATCTGATATTTTCCAAGTTGGTCGCCGCCGATACGCTGCTGGTCTTGCCACATTTGCGAGAACAAAAATTGCTGATGCGGCGACAACTCTTTCATGCTCTGACGACCGATATCGGACATCTTCGATACGCCGTCACGATAGACGTTTGCGGCATCGACGCCTTTTTTTGACAATACTTCGTTATTAAAATAGTTGTCATAATTCTGCTGGGCCTGATTCAACGCATTTTTGGCCGCCAATGCGTCATTCTGCGCCTGAATATGAAACGCCACATTGGAAGCGTCCATCAACCCGCCGGATAAATCGCGTTGCATCGCCCGTCCGACATTGCCCATGCCTTCCGCCGCCGCCGCGCCGGACATCAACGCGCCCATGTCGGCGTCATAGGCGACTTTCGGCATCGGCATCATGTCCACTTGATTCTGATACGTCGGTACATTCGCCATTTAGAAAGCCCCCAAATTGCTGGAATCGTATTTCGACCACTTGCTGTTGCTGAAAATGTCGGCATCGCCCAATCCGCCTGACGCGCTGCTTTTGGTCGCATTAAGCCAATTAAACGCCAGCCCCGAACCGCTGCTCAACAGTGAACCGGCCCCGGAAATCGCCGACGCCGCCATGTTCCACCCGGCATTCGTTTCCGCATTGTTTCCGGCCCAGGTATCGATCGAGGCTTGATTTCGGTAATTTTCCGCCTGGGCTTTATACGCCCACTCTTGCATATCGGTGTTGTATTGCTGCTCATTGCGGTCAATTTCATACGCCTGTTGGGTTCCCACTTCCCAATCGAATTCCGAGCCGGACCCCAGCATGACGCCGTTGGCGGCATAAGCCGCCCGACCCTCCGAATTGATCTGTGCCGCTTTCAACCCCATTTCCTGCATTTTTTCGCCGCCCTGTTCGCGGGCCGCCAAAGCTTGTTGATTGGCGATTTGAGCGTTTTGATTGGCTATTTGCGCTTGCGCTTCATAAGCATTTTTTTGCTGTTGTCCCTGCTGATAATTGCTGTACATCGTGAGCGGTATCGCCAATACGCCAATCCCCAATCCACCAAGTCCCAACCCAAGCCCCAACTTTGCATTGCACATAATTATTTTCTCCTCATACTGAACGGATAAAAATCAAGTCGTTCCACCCCCATTTTCCGGGGCGGTTCAAACGTAAACCCAAGCCATTTCAGCCAGCGGATCGCCACTACATGCCGGGCATCGACGCAATTCCGCAATTCCGGATAGAGCGCCAACATCTCCCCGACGTAATCCCGGCTTTCGCGCAGGAACCGCAACCAATGCCGGTTCAATAGCGCCGTTCCCAGCAGCCACGGACAGCCAACCCCGCCCAGCAACGGGCCGGAGACGCCGAACATGGCCGCCGGTTCGCCGTCGGCAAGCATCGTCCAACAACATACCGAAACCGCCAACGACTCCCGCAGCGCCGTTTCCGGGGTTAAATGCCGCGCCGCCCAGATTTCGTCCCGGTCGGCCTGCCGCATGTCCGCCGCAATCGGGGCAACGTGTTCCGGACGCGCCGGAACGCCGTAAGCATGATGTTGATGTTCAGAGGTCGCCAAGGCTGATTTTCTCCACGGTTGCCAACACCGTCAACGGCAACGGGTCGGACTGGACAATCACGTATTCGGCGTTGTCCCGATAGTCCCCCGGCAAATCGACTTTGACATCGCCGGTATAGAGCGGCGGCGGAGCGCCGTAAGTTGTCGGATTATCCAATTTGGGTTCCTGCAAGTTATCCGCGTCGGTCCCGATCCGGAACCGCCCGGAATCTTTCAGCCGCAACGTGACCGATATCAAATTCTTGGTTACGCCGATGGCTTTGCCGTCATCACCCAAGTCGGGATCAAGCGACTGCATGGTGGAAGTAAACGGCAGGCCGACCGTAACTTTAGACGCCGACGCCGACAAGGTAATTTTGCCGCTGGAAACCGTCTGTTGCGGCAATACCGAACCGTCCGCCAGAATCGCAACGGTTTTCCCTTCCAGATAATCCAGCCCGGTAATCGTCGTGACCGCCGTCCCGGAATAAGACAACCCGCAATCGACAAACCACGCGTCTTGAACACTGGTACTGCCTACCGGCAACCGGTCCGCCAGATATTCGACGTAATAAACCGTCGAACTGTTAATTGTCCGCCGAATAATGAAGTAAACATCGTCTTTGGTGTCGCCCTTGATCGAACAGACGTCGAGAAATTTTCCGTCGGTAACGTGTTTGGTCCACGCCCATACCTGCTGTTCTTTCATGTAAGTGAGCGCCAGCGCCGCGCCGTCTTCCCGGACACACCAGACGATTGACCACGGTTCCTGCTGATATGCCCACGCCGTGACCGCATAGTCGAACAGGCTTTTCGCCAGAATCGACAGATTGGAGCCCCGATAGCCGTCGGACTGCAACGTATATTCCAGATCGCGGACGCAATAACCGAAGTTCTGAACGAAAAGCACGTTGTCGCCGATCACCAGCGGCGGAATTTCCGAACATCCCCAGCAGGATTGTTCTTCGAAACGCATTGCCTTCGGCGTGATCGCATCGGCGTTATTGCCGGGACTCATCATCCATTCGGAGCCGGACGTCATCACCAACATGTTCTGCAACGGCACAAAATGCCGAATCTCATTGACCTGACGGCTGGCAATCGTCGCTTCGATGGAGTCGGTACTTTGCAACGGACTCGAATAAGAAAAATTATTGAGCGCCCCGGTCTGACTCAACCACACCGTCTGCGGGTCGTCGTCGCTGCGACCGAACACCATCCGCTGCTGATAGAGTCCGCAGCAGCCGGGGTTGTTGTCGTCGAACGGATTCTGCCATTTCTGCGGGCCGATGGAGGTATCCGGCTCCACATAGTCGTCTTTATATTCCAACGTGTCATCGGCGCTGATCGTCGCCACCCAACCATAATAACCGCGGCTGTTTTTATAGACGTTGTATTCTGTCGCGTTGGTCACCGCGCCCCACGTCAACGTAACCCGACCGCCTTGCGGCCAGTACGAATCGATTTGAACCGAAACGGCATCGGACGGTTTAGATTCTTCCCCGGATTTGGCGACCGCCGACACTTTATAAGAAATCGTCTGCGCTGTTCCGCTAAATCCCGACTTGGAAATCGACAACGTGGTCGGCGGACTGATATTCGGCGAAAAATCCAGATCGGCAAAAGTCCAGTCGTAGTGACTGGAACGAGTAAGCTTGCACGGCGCATAACCCGGATGGGTAAAAAAGATCACGTCCGCCGACTGGACATATTTCAGTTTCGGCAGATCGGCCAGCGCAAACGGGGTGGTGATTTCCACAATCTCACCCGGATTCGTGTACGTGCTGGGATAAATAACCACACCACCATCCTTGTAAATCCGCATCTTTTTATCAAGAAAACACAGCACATAAGTCTGCACCGTGGAATACTGAAACGGAATCAACCGACCGGCAACCCCGATGGAATCGACATATTTCGTGCCGGGCCGGTTACAGATGCCGCCGTGCAACAAGCAAATAAAATTGGTCAACTCCTTGGCTCCGGCGCGATATTTTTCCAAATCGGTACGCGCCGCCGCCACCGGGTCCAATACTCCGGCGGTGAACGACCGCTGCACCGCCCGTATCGAATTCGACATGGTTACCTCCTGGCGTCCAGATACGGATTATCGCTGTTCCGGGCCGAATTGGATTCGGCGGCGTCATCGACTCGGGCCGTCCAAAAGGCCTGTTGAAACATCCGCATCATCGACGTCTGCAACTCGGCTTTGTTGGCGACCGCCACCGCCAGATCGGCGGCCAGCCGATAGGCCAGAGCGTCCACAAATTCCGGGTCGAAATAATTGGTATCGGTCACGTCGGCAAGATATTCCACCGTCACCGAATCGAGATTGCAAAGAAGCGACTGTCCCCGGATGCGATACTCGGACGCCGTCGTGCCCGGTGATTGCGATAAAATACGAAGCATCCGGAGACAGCCGCCGGGAAGCTGGTAAGCGTAGTCATAATCCGCCGGGGATTCGTCCAACTGCGCCAGCGTTGCCGTGCTCAACGCAAAATTCCAGCGATGAGCCCGGAGCGCCGCTTTCCGGCACGGGTCATAGAACCGTTTGCAGTAATTGGCCGCCGCCGTTCCTTCCGACAAGTCCTGAATCGGCTTGCTACCGATGCGGGACAACGCCAGATTGCAGATTTCCACTACGCTTACCATGGTTATTTACTCCTTGCCGTCGGCTTTTTCCGGCTTGGCTTTGGCCTTGGCCGCTTTGGCTTTCGCCTTAGCCTTGGCATTGGAGTGATTTTCATCGTCGAAATGGTCCGGCAACTGGTCGAATTCACCGAACTCACCCTTTTTGAAATACCGGCCATCGAGCCAGCAATCTTCCATGCATTCGCATTTCATGGTTGACCTCCTTTATGCGTTCTGCTATGCGTTCTGCGTCAGAAGCGCAGAGAATTTTCCGGCGGTAAGCGGGCCGCCGGACACCGTGAAATACGCCCGCAGATACCGTTTCGCGCCACGCGGAACCCGGACCGTTACCGGCTTGGCTCCCGCCACCAGATCGGCCTGCGCAATCGCGCCGGATTCATACAGCGTAACCGGCGTGGTAAACGCGGCGTCGGTCGCGGTCTGCAACGCAAACTGCACGGTAGCAGCCCCGCCGGCGGAAGCCGCCGCAACGATGCAGAGCACCACGAAATAGAGTTCCTGATCAATGGCGTCGCCGGGCTGCACCTGATCGATCACGGTCGAACCCGCCGCGGACGCGGTGACGGCCTGTTCGGAGGCCATTTCCGTTTCTTTGTCGATAATCATCTTCAATTTCTCCTTGATTTCAATTCACGCTTTTTGCACAGAAAGCAGTCCGGACGAATGACCGTCCGGACCGGTTGGATTAAAGTCCGGTAACCGCCGCTTCGGTGTTGAGCAACTGATCGACCTGCCGGAACGGGATGCCCCGGAAGTTCAACACTTCCTGACCATAGACGTTCGAGTAGTTCAGCGTGTTGTTGGTGGCCTTGCGGGTCTGCTTGTCCAGCGCCGTCAGAATCGTGCTGTTGGCATAGATGGCCGGGCGGCCCATCTTGCGGTTCGGCAACTTGTGCACAGCGGAAATCAGCAGATCGATCAGATCGGCGGCGCTGGTCGTATCGAGGCTCGACACGTCGATATTGGCAACGCGGACCGCATAACGCCAGTCACGCACCGTCAAACCGATATCCCACTGATAGTGGGTCCGATAACCTTCGTACGGGTTGCCGTTTTCGTCGAACAGCGTCACATTGCCCTTGTCTTCCTGGGTAATCCCGGCCTTGCTGCCCTTCGGGAAAATCCCGTGACAGGTCAACTGGTCCCAGACAACCAGCCACATCGACGTGTTGTCGGTTCCGGTTCCGCCGCCGTCGATAATGTTTTCCGCCGAATCGGCGGCGGCATCGTTATAGCGCGGCGTGAAACCGACGAATTCTTCGGGCTTGGAAAGATTGCCGTAGAAGATCGTCCGGGCCATTTCCTGATTCATCGCTTCGATGAAGGCTTTGTCTTCGCTCAGCCGCCATTCGGCGGAATTGCCGTTGAGGTCGGCAAGTTTCTTGTCGACTTCGGCATAAGACTCCAGCATCCCGCAAAAATCAGTGATCTGAGCGGTCTGGGATTTGGACCGGGCCACCCCGTAGTTCAGTTTACGCCACGTTGCGGTCGGCAGACCTTTGCGCACGGTGGTTTTGTGACCGACGGGCAAATTGCCTTCGATCATCAGCATATCGTCGAGAATTTCGTTCTGCTGCGCCAGCATTTCGACGATCATCGCAATCTTGCCGTTGGCATCCAGCCGACGGGCAACATCCAGCATATTCGGATAGTTAACAGCCATTTAAAATACTCCTGTTAGGGTTGTTTCATACTGGGATACAAAGCTTGGGCGGTCAACGGACGACTGCCGCTGTTGCCGTCTCCGCCCAACATCCGGTCTTCCGCCGCCAGCTCTTTTCCGATCTTGGACAAAAGCCGGAACATAGCCGGATTGTCAGACAACCAACTCGATTTGTCGGTGAGCAGTTTTACCGCGTCGGCATCGGCAAACCGGGTGATCGCCTGCCGGGCGTATACCTGGTCCTGTTGAAAATTCGGCGACGCCGCGACTTCCTGCCGCCAGGCCAACCGCTGATTCAGTTCCGCCTGCTGTCCCCGCTGCAAATTCTGCTGATTGAACTTCATTTGCAGATCGACCAGCTTCTGCGCCTGCTCCTGGGACAGATTCAGGTCTTTTGCCACGGTTTGGAATTGGGTCATGCCTTCCGGGTCGGCTTTCACGCCTTCCGGCAACGTGAAATCGGTATACTTTTCCGGGGCTCCGGTTTTCGCCGGTTCTCCGGGCTTGCCGGTTTCCGTCTTTTCGCCCGGTTTCGCTTCGCTTCCACCCAGCAAAGTTCCACCGGCGGCCGGGACAGCGGGAGCGCCGCCCAACAAAGTAGAACCGCCGGCAGCAGCCGGGGTTGCCGAAGCAGCCGGAACAGCCGCAGCGGCGGGAGTCGCCGTAGTCGCCGTTTGCGCCGTACCCGGCGCGGATTGCGTACCCGCCGCGGATTCGGTGTGAGGCTGCACCGCGGTCGAGGTCGTTTCATTCGCCATAATTAATCGTCCTCCTCTGGTTGATTGTTTTTGGCATTTTTAAGTGCTTGCTGATATTCGAGATACTCATCTTCCGCCCGGCGAAGCGCCTGCGGACAAATTGCTTTGAGCTGACGGTGAAGATCGAGACCAACCGACTGACGACCATCCCGGTAAAATGCCGACGAATTCCCGACAAATCCGCCGTCGAACATCCCGGTTGATAAGATCAACGCCCACATGAACCGCCGTCCCTGCGGCGTGGACATCACCGTTTGCAAATCATCATTGGCCTGATTGTTCATTGCATCATCCCTCCTCCGCCGGTCAACTGTTGCGCCACCTGCCGCAGATTTTGCGGGTCAACCTGCGAAACCACTCGGGCCGAGTCGGCATATTGCGCCGCTAACTGCGCCTGTTGCTGTTGCCGTAACTGCTGTTGCGCCTGCGCTTCCAGTTTGGCAATTTCTTCCGGCGTCCGCAGCAGATCGGGATGAACCCCGACCAGTTGCGCATACATCGCCCCCGCCGATTCCAGATCGATCACATTCAGAACTTCCGGCTTGACCGCCGCCAACGTACCGAGAAAATGGGTAGCTTGTTCGATGGCGGTCACGTCCACCGCTTTCTGCGCCTGCGACAAAATCGAAACGTAGTCGATACGGACCGGTTTTCCGCGCAAATCCATCGGCATCGGCGGAATCGCCCCCGCCCGGAACGCCATCGCATAGGACCGGTTAATCAACACGTCAAGCAATTCCGAATGCACTCGTTCCAGTACCGGACCGAGCATCAACAGTTTTTCCTGATGGCGTTCAGCCACTTCGGTTGCGGTCATGGTCTTGTCCGTCTGGGCGATCATCATGAAAAGCTGGTTGTACAGTCCCGTCTTGATTTCATTGACGACCGAATTGATGGCGACCGCAATCCCCTGAACATCGGGCTGCACCTGATAAAGCGGGCGCAACGCGTCGGACTGCCCGGAACCCGACGACGAATAGTTGATGGCTCCCGGCGACACGTCCACCCCTTCGCCTTTCAGTTCCGGGGGCGCGTTCATCGGCGGCTTGACCAGCTTGGCCAACGCCTTCAACTTGTCGCTTTCCATCGATTGCAACATTTTAGTGTTGTCGATCACCTTCCGGCACGGTCCCCAGCCGTAGACATCGGAGCCGGTGACGTGCCAGCGCGGACACATGACCGGAAATTCGTAGTAGCCCTTGACCGACAGCAAGCCCCGGTTGTCGTTGTCATTCCGGCCCTTGGCTTCAAAGTAAATCGACCGGAACGGCTTGCCGTCACATTCTTTGAGGTCGAAAACATCGTCGTTTTTTTCAATGATATTGATGACTTCGAAGCGAGTTTTCAGATCGGACTTTTCAAACGCATTCTGAACCGCCTGCGTTACCCGGTCTTTGCCGAAATACGCCATCATCTGCCGGGCCGTCATCCATTCCCGCCGAACAAAAACGTCCGTTTCGAGAAATTCGTTCAAATCCATCCAATATTCGCCGATGGTGAAGGGACGCGCCCGCAAAATCCGGGTCGGATGTTCCAATACCGCCATTGCCGCCGTCCCAAAACCGCCAAGTTCGTAATACGTGTGATACAACGCGTTATAGATGTTCGACCGGTCGAACATGTAATACAGCCGGTCCTGTACCGAGCGGAACCAACGCGCTACCGGCGGCCATTTGTTCAAATCCGGGTCCGGGCTGGACAGCCGAAACCACGGCAACGCCTTGGAAGTCAGGCCGGACTGCATTCCGGACGCCAAAATTTCCAGCGCATTGGTGGCCGCGCCATTGATGATCTTGCTGGTCTTCTTTTTGCCGTTGTTCTGTTCGTCTTCCGTGTTGTCCAAACGGCCCTGCTGCGGGCAGATGTAATCTTTGACATCCCGCCAGTAATCCAGCCACGTCAGCCGCGCCTGGTTCAGTGTATCCACCCGTTGCCGCAACTGTTTTAATACTTCCGAATCGGCCATTTAAGCGCCTCCCAGCGTTGCGGACTTGGTAGTGGGAGAAGAAGACGCCAACGCCCCTTGCGTAATATTTGTGCCCGGAATGCCGAACGCAGACACCGCCCGTTTCCGGGTATCGTCAAGCGTTTTCTGCGCGTCGGCGTCGGTATATTTCGCCACCGCCGGCGTTGCGGCAATCGTCGTTGTTTCAATATCCGGAGTATCCCCGCTGCTGCACATATTTTCACCTCATCCGATTTGATAATTGTCAACTGCCTGATGTTTCACCGAGCCGCCACCCCATCCGTCATCATGCCGACGCGGCGAAATCGGGACCGCAAACGTCAACGCCAGCGCGTCGCCATCATCCGGCGACCGGCCCAGACGTTTCCGAATCTCATCCTTGCTTTCCAGCTTCATTTTCGTGCCGACAAATTCATACGTGGGGGACGCCAGATCGCGGATTAATTTTTCTTCCTGCGGAATACTGCCGGTTTCCAGCCACTTGTTTGCGGCATCCCACATTTCCGCCCGCCGGTTGTAGTAGTGAACCGGGTCGAAAGCCTGTGCATTAGAAATAATTTCAAAGACCGGGCAAGGCGCGTGCATCTGGTGCAACGCATCCACCACGCCAGCCCCGTAACCGCCCGTGCCGTCCACCACAATCCCGTCAAGCTGGTACTCCTCCGCTTCCCGACAGGCCGCCGCCGCCAAAAACGCGCTATCGACTTTGGAAAAATGCCGTCCCGGAAACGCCACCAGACCTTGCCGACGACGGAACGTGCTGCTGTCGTCGCCAAACCGAGCCACATCAATACCCAGCACATGTGCCGCAAACGCATATTCATGTTCCCGGCGATGCCGGTCAACCGCTCCCATAATCCGATCCAGCACAATCAAGACGTTTTCCACGCTGGCATTCCAATCGCATTCCATTTCCTGCCGCCACTGGGTTTCCGTCATGCCCGCCCGCAACGTTTCCAACGCTTCTTCGTCCAGCCACGGAATTTTCCCCCGCGTTACCGAAATCGGAAAATACAGACTGCCGAAATGCGGGTCCTTGTCCGGCCCCGGAATCCCTTTGCGGTAAAAATCGAACAGTTGGTTGATACCCTTGACCGTCCCCGTAAACGTCGCCCAGCCTTTCCGGTCGGCCAACTTCGGCGCCAGAACCGTTCCCCATATTCCGTCCGGCATGTCCGCCACTTCGTCGCAGGTCAACCCGTCAACATACGGACCACGCAAACTTTCCGGTTCTTCCCAGCCCGCCAGACTGATCGTCGCCGGGTCCGAGCGATGTTTGAAAATCACCTTCGCGTCGGTTTCGCTGATGTCCACGCACGTAAGCCCATTGGCCCGCGCCCGATTGACGTAAAATTTCAACTTGTCCCAGACAATCAACTTGGCCTGTTTCAATGTCGGCGCAATATACTGAAAAATCGGCAGTCGCCGCTGACAGGTCAACGCCCCTTCCAGATGTTCGCCCAAATTCGCTTCCGTCTTCCCCATTCGCCGGTGGGCTATCAACGTCGTATACGCCTGCTGCCGCCTCATGTGGTGAAACTGCGCCTGAAACTCATTCGGATGATACCCGAAAAAGTCTTGAATTGTAAAATTTTTCTGCTCAACCGCTTGCATCAGTCGCCCAGTCCCCCCACAAAATTAATCTGGACATTGAGGCCACCCGTCCCCTTGTCCGGGTACATCCCTTTCAACCGCGCCAGATTCGACGCCGAATCCAATTGCATCTGCCCGCCTATATTCCGGTTCCGCATCAGACTGCTTAATCGCATCGCCACTTCATCCGAATCCGCCACCATCCCCAGACATTCCCCACAATCCGCCAGATGCTCAATCGCCTTCCGCACTTTCGACGTATTCAACAGCGCCATCATTCGTCCATTCCCATTCACCAAGTCCATAAACCGTCCAAAATCCCCGCCGCACTGACACCAGCAGGAAATCACGTTCAATTCCGAACCCGTGAACGTATTCCGCGCCGCTCCAAGTAATTTCGCAGTAAGTACAACCGGTTTTTCAGCAATCGCGGACTCCTCAATGCCTCCGCCCGCCGCGCCGCCGACAGTTTCGGGGGCCGCCCCCCTTGTCAACCCCTTGTCGCCGACCCCTTGTCTGTCCCCCTGAACCCCTGCGATAGCAGCCCGCAGACCAGCGGGTAAATGACGCTTATTTGTGCTCATTGTCATCACCTGCGGATTGCTGTTCCGTTGCTTTGAGCACAACGTCTGCATCTGTAGCGGATAATGTCACGCCGTCAGGCACAAACCAGCCGCCGGATGAACATTGAGACTTACCATGATGCAGATAAAAACCCCGGCAGTTTTTGAGCGTGACACGTCCGGCTGCGGCGAGGGTGGAGACCCCCTTTCGGATGCTTTCGTGAACGTGACTGGGATCAAGCGGAATATCACCATGTTCGTAATACCCGCTGACAACTCGCTGTAATAAGACATTGTACATTGCCACCAGCTCATCCCGAGGTACACCAGGCACGACGACAGGCTGACCGGTTGCCGCAGCCAGACAAGCAAGTTTTGCGATAGTCTTTTTGCGACGAACCGACGCGGAACGGGTATATTGATCAATTGTTACGAAGTCCGATTTTTCCGCATCGCTCATAGTGCACACTCCCAGCTGTTGACGACATTATAAAAGTCAAGCGGCCCCAAAGCGAATCAATCCCCGAGAAGATTGTATCTTTCTACAAATGACCGGATATGTTTTTTATCATCATCGAATCACCACAAGAACAAACTTCTGTTTTCTTTTTTTTTGTGGATTTGTTTTTTTTCTTCACGCGCGAAGGACGGAACAATAGGGGGAAGGAAAATCCCAGCGATAGCGGGGGAGGGATTTTCGACTCTCCCCCTATCCGTCCAGTCGTGCGCAAGCATGAATATATATTTATATATAATTTTTGACTGACTTTTTGACTGAGCTCAAAAATTGAATTTTGAGCTCAAGAAAGTTGTAAATCAATACTATTATCAAAGACTTACAACTGAGTCAAAAATTACTCCGAGGAGAAAAAAGTTGTAAGTTGTTGGTAAAGATACTGGGTGAAATTCAGTCAAAATATTTTTGACTGACATAAAAAATGTGCCGAGGGTAATTTTTTTGTACGCAGCGACTTTTGCAACGACTTACAAATGATGAAAATCTTTTGAAAAAGGTATTGACATAATCAATTTAATAGATTATAATCAATAGTAACAGGAGGTGAAAATATGGAATTGAAACCCGGCGACCGTTGCCCCACATGCGGGCAGATGATACGCGGTAATTATCATCGCAGCCCAGAAGCAGCCGCAGCCAGTGCAGAGAACGGCAAGAAGTACGGCGGACGCCCGATCAACCCGGACAGCAAGCGCCAGCAGAAATTAAGAGAAAAGGAAGAAAAGCGGAAAGAATAAACGAAAGCGCCCCGGCATGGCGGCAACCAAGCCGAGGCAGAACCGGCCCCAACTATCACGAAGAAGCGCGGCATTATTATTTTACTTGCCGCGCTCCGAAAATCAAGCAGGAGTGCAAATTATGCTTACCATTGAACTTACTGTTATAGAAGCTGCGCAACTCGCTGATATTCTGGAAGAGTTGCATAATCACGGCGTTAATGTCTATGGGAAGGAAAAACTTCCCCAGGAATACGTAACCGGATTGGCAATGGCGGAAGAAATCATGACGCGCGTACACAATCGCCAGGCGGTGAATCATGAATAACTCAGTCTATCAGGTCATCACTGATCAGATCATAGCTAAGCTCGAAGCTGGTGAAATTCCATGGCGGCAACCGTGGAAAAATTACGGCCCTGACGGCGGGCCGCGTAACGGATACACCAAGCGCCCGTATCGTGGAATCAATCTGTTTTTACTGGCGGGAACTTACGGCAGCCCGGACTATTTCAGCATTCACCAGATCAACGCACTTGGCGGACGGATTCGGAAGGGCGAACATGGCCAGATTGTGACATTCTGGAAAGTGTTGCAGTATATCGACCCCACCGGCGAACACGATGACGACGGCGAACCGGAAGTCAAACGTATCCCGATGCTTCGATATTACACGGTATTCAACCGTAAACAATGCGACGGATTGCCCCCCGTGCCGGAAGCCGAACCCGTGCCGGATGCGCCGATTAATCCAATCGAAACCGCCGAAACGATTGTCACGGGATATACAGACGGCCCGGCGATCCGCGAGGGCGAAGACAGCGCCTATTATCGGCCCTCGCTGGACATTATCAACATGCCGAAACGCGCCAGCTTTGCCTGTCCGGAAGAATGGTATTCGGTATTATTCCACGAAATGACACATTCAACCGGTCACGCGTCACGATTAGGCCGGCTGGAAAAATGCCGTTATTATCTGGACGACGACCGCAGCCGCGAGGAGCTTTGCGCAGAAATGGGGGCTGCATTTCTCTGCGGACGTGCTGGAATTGAACGGGCGACGCTGGACAACTCCGCGGCATATATCCAGAGTTGGCTACGGGTATTCAAAGGAGACCCGCGCTTTGTAGTGGACGCCGCAGGAGCCGCGCAAAAGGCCGTAGACTGGATACTCAACAATCGCCACCAGGAGGAACCCACGGAATCCGGCGACGCCACCGCGCAGCCGGTCCGGAAGCCCCGTAAGAGCAGCCGGAACCGAAGCGCTGACCGCCCCCAGCCGCAACCGGCCCCAGCGGAACAAATGGAATTCAGTTTTTAAGGAAAATAATCATGTATAAACTTATTTGGGTACGTAATGACGGAACCAATCTTCATGAGATTTTTAATGATTATCGGCTTGCTGTTGAAGAATGGCAACGCTTACGTGATGCAGTATTAAGAGGGGAAATAAAATCAACCGTTTTAGTGGGTAATGGTACGTTATACTCAATATAATAATTTACCCCGCAGGCCGCCGGGTAATGTGGCCACCTTTATTATGACTCATTACAGCCCGCGTATTGCAGCCCGCCGCTATCTCGAAGCGTTGCGTACCGAAGACTCGGAAATTATGTTTTCGCGTGAAACGGATTCGCTTCTGGAATGGGAGGACGCCGACACCGTATTAATGAAAATTATGGAAATGGCCACGGAACACGATAAAGCGCTTATGTTTAAACATAATGGAAAGCAGAATTTTGAGGAGTGGCAAGCATTTTATGGCCGTCAACTTCAATTTGATTTTGCTTGACAATCGCGCCCAGGTCAATTATAATCTACCTACCGCCGAGCTTCACCAGTCCGGCGGTTTTCTTTTATTCCGGTAAGGGGAGTTCCATTACTGACATTCCGCAACTGCTTTTTAACCTCATGCCAAAGTAGGTTTTTCCAACCGTTCGATAATCTGCGCTTTGATAGTCTGCCAGTTTTCTATCGTCATGGACTTCACCAGCCCCAGCAGATCGGCGGGGGATTCGGCGGCAGTCGGGATTGCCAGCGGGTCAGGAAGCGCCGCCATGAAGTGCTGTTTGTCAGCCATTGTCGCGTGAGCCATGTAATGCCGTGTCATTGCCGGGGTCATATGCCCCAGGACAGACTGCACGATTGCCAGCGGAATCTGATACTTTCCTGCCAGATAAGCGAACGTATGCCGGAACGAGTGAATATCCTTTACGCTGCTGGCCCGGCTCCGTCCTTCGGCTTTAATGGTGGCATCGGAAATACCGATTTGCGAAAGAAGCTTTTTGAATTCCTTGGAAAGTTTGGCGTCATCGCTGACATACATCTGGTGAAGTTCCGGGAACATATAGGCGTTGCCATCCCCCCATACCAGAGAAGAAAAGTACCGGTAAAGCGGCTCCGTAATGGGAATCTCTACGTCGTTCCCTGTCTTGAACTGGACGCATTTAATCCAGCGGTTTTTAAGATCGATGTTTTTGTACTGTAGCGCTACAATGTTTTCTTTCCGCAGCCCGGTAAACAGGCCGACCATGATAATAGGGTAAAGAGGATGGCTTGTTTGTTTGAGAAGAATTTGAATATCCGATTCGGTGAATATCTCCCGATCAACCGTATCGGCGGCAAACTTCTGAATATTTTCGAATGGATTTTCGAGGACAAACTTGCCAATTTGGAGGACATGAAAGATTAATCGCAGAACTCCGATGTAAAAATTCGTTGTCCGGGCGGAGAATGGCTTTGTGTTGGTATTCTCAATCGTTTTTTTCCCCCGGGTATAAACAATAGAGGCAAACCGTCCCTTGGATTTTATTTGAGTGACATATTGGGCGGCAATATCATGCGTAACCAAGAAAACAGAATCAATATTTTGTGCCATGCAAAACGCGGCAAAATCCTGCCATACGGACTTGTTAGTAATGGTTTGATCGTCGGAGACTTTTGCCCGTGGATATTTTTCAAAGTATCCCCACGCCTGATTAAACGTAGCTTTATTGTCTACCAGCATGGTTTTTACTTTTTCCAGTACCAGGTGAGCGTTTTCTTCACCCCGCAGAGATGCAATCTTTTTTCGTTCCCAATCTTTGGCCTTGCTTTCTTCGGTCTGACCGGTACTGCATTGAATTCGTTTGTTGTTGACCATGACGTTGCACCACCAGACGTTGCCGCGCCTGTATACACTCAT